TGGGACAACGACTTCTTTCTTCTCCACAATGACCTCTTGGGGAACAACCTTGTCGATGACCCCAAGTGCCTTCTCTATTTCAAATTCTTTAGACATAATTTAATAATATTTTTTACTCTAATTCCCATAACTGTGTTGATGGGTTAAAAACTTTAGTAGTTCCATCCTCTTCAACAATTCGACTAGAGATATTATTAAGTGACATATAGGTGTTCCACTGCGGTTGGTGAGATACTAATGTATCATCATTTTTGGATACTACGGCATCTTCATAATCTGATTTTGAGGTCCATTCCTGTGTTGTAGTTGCAGTATTTCCATCCTCTGATAAAACGTGAGATATTAGTCTACCGTCACTTTTTGCTTTATCTAACCCACCATTATATCCACTTTGTTCCCATGGCCAGAAGGTTATGTCATCTTGTTTCGTATAAGTTTTTGTTACTGTATAAGTCATTGTGTACCTCCTCACATATTTATATCAAACAAACTTTTAATTGTAAGGTGTGGGTTCAAGATGTGCATATTCATTATCTCTAAATTGTGATCCAAATCCTGATATTTTTTCTGGAAGTTTTATCCCTCTATTATAAAAATATAATTTTTGGAAAATTTTGTGTGTTTGATTTTTAATTTCTGGTACAACGTGTAACCATTCTTGTGCTAAATTTTTATCATAAAATATATTTCTCAGTTCCAATCCATAACCCAATGACAAAGTTTCATGTAGATCAAGCAAACGTCTAGTTTGTCCTCCATAAAAATGTTTCCAAGGAAATATTGTTGATAAATCCTCAGGCCAGATAAAAAAATCTGATTTATTTTTACTCATATAACTTTCAACAATTTCATCTCCACCATTTCCACTAAATATGACTTTACCGTTAAATTCAGAAATAACTATCTCTCGCATTCTTAATTGAGAACGCCACCAACATTTACTATGACGCATAAATTTTTGATTTTCAAAATAAGTTTTATCTAGTTTTTTTTCTGTTATTTTATAATTTGTATTATATGGTTTAGTATATTCAATCACTTGTTGTAATGTTTCTTTATCTTCGGAATCGTTCAGAGACAATGTAATACTATTAAAATGTTTTTTGTGATCAGCCAAACACATGGCAATAGAGGAACTATCCAAACCACCACTAAGAAATAATGTTATATTATCGGTATATCTTTTAAGAACCGCAGCTTCAAAAGCAGAAATTACATCATCTAAATTATCTTTATATTGTACCAAATCCCACTTATGTAGTTCTGTGTTTATTGGTGTTAATTTGTTTAAGGTAACGTCATATCTATAATGACTATTGTGTGGTATTCTAAAAAACTCATTATTCCATACGGGGTCTGTAGATGGTTCATTATTAAATCTTCCATCTTCTGGTTCTCTCATTGGGAAAGTGCTAAAATAAAAATGTTCTTCAACTTTATAGTAAAAACATTGTCTTGTGCTCCACGGGTCCGTGAATAAATCAATAATTTTGGTTTCTAAATCGTATACTATAAACAAAAATTCACCATCTAAATATTCGGTAAATTTATCACCATGTTCAAGATATTTTTCTATACCAAAATAAATATCACTATCCCACGAATCATCATAATTATAAATTTCTCCCAATAACATATAATATTTGTTACCGTATTTCACGGGTTGTATAACCACTTCTCCTGTAATACTTAATAGATTGTGTGTAATATACACACCACCAACATTTATAGTTTTACTAGCAGTAGGACCGCCTAGTTTTAGATGTTGATCTAAAATCGTTTGGTTTGGATTATTGGTTATTTTAAAAGTACACATTTCTCATTCATAAATTAAGTACGGTAATTTTCCGTCCTCATTTCGACCTCTATACATATAAGTTTCTGGATTTGCTTCGTGTCTCCATGGGCCATAACTGCCATGTTTAGCACAATACAAATCAAAGTCACGTCCGGTCTTACCTTCATTAACAAATTTTTCGTAAGTTTTCCAGTATGCAATCTCACGTCCATCACGCGATTCTGAATATCTAATACACAAATCTTGAAGTTGTTTTGGCAAGAACTCATACTGTTCAAATCGACCTATCATATGTTTTGCGAGTTCATCATATTTAAAATTATCACCAATTGGTACTGGACTTAATTCTTTTACACCAGCCAAATATATATCAACACCAATATTTTCAATACCACATATTAGACGACTTAAATCATAACCTTGAGTTGAAGTATTTTCTAAAGATACACCAATTGATACTGCATCAACATTAGTTTCAAGACACCATTTAGTAATCCCGAAATATCTTGGTTTAAGAACACCAATGTTATAAGTTCCTATAAAACCTGGCCGAATAGGAATAAGTTCCTCAACATATTCTTTAGGAAACTCACCCATTTCTAAATTGAAATCTCTATATTCTTTTTTAAGAAAGTTTGATATGTTTTTAACTCTTTGAAGTTCTTCTGAATAATAGTCATCATCTTCAAAATGGTCAAATCCATATCGAACAACAACATCAGCATCAGTTTCAGTTAACCAACGATAAAGAGAATATGTAGAGTTTATACCACCTGAGAATGGTATGAGTATTTTCATCTTACTTTTACTTATATATTAGATATGGAAGAGTAGTTCCTTTAGCATCTCTACCATTTTTACTTTTTATAGCACCACGATAATAATAAGTTTTTGGGTCTGCTTCATGTCTCCAAGGTCCGTAACTACCATGTTTGGCACAATACAAATCAAAGTCTCTTCCTGTCTTACCTTCATCAACAAATTTTTGATAGGTTCTCCAGTATGCAATTTCACGTCCACCACGAGATTCTGAATGCCTAACACACAAATCTCGCAACTCTTTTGGTAGGAACTCATACTGTTCAAATCGACCTATCATATGTTTTGCGACCTCATCGTAATTGAAATTATTTCCAGTGGCCACTGGAACCAACTCTCTCACACCACCCAAGTATATGTCAACACCAATATTTTCAATACCAGATTCCCGACGACTCACTTCGTAACCCTGAGTTGATGTATTTTCTAAACATATTCCTATAGATATTCCATCTGCCCCTGTTTCAAAACACCAATTTATATATCCAGCATAACGTGGTCTAAGTGTACCAATATCATAAGTTCCTATAAAACCAGGCCGAATAGGAATACGTTCTTTCACATATTCTTTGGGAAACTCTCCAAGTTCTAAATTGAAATCCCGATATCCTTTTTTAAGGAAGTCTGATACTTTGTGAACTCTTTCAACTTCCTTTGCATTATACTCATCATTTTCAAAACGGTCAACTCCATATCGAACTACAATATCAGCATCAGTTTCAGTTAACCAACGATAAAAAGAATATGTAGAGTTTACGCCACCTGAGAATGGTATGAGTATTTTCACATTAATTCCATAAGTCTGTATTAACTTTTACAAGAAAACAATCTTTACCGAAACAATCTTCCATATAAGAACTACAATGAATTCTTGAAGTCTCAAACATCAAAACCTCACCAATATTCCAAGGAATAGATTCTGCAAAACTAAATCCATGCAACATCTCAATTGGATGGTGTTGCAAATGTTTTTCCCAAACTTCTACGTCAAAGGGTTCATCGGTATATCCAACTAGATCACTGTAATCATGTTCTAGAATCCAGCCAGTTGCACCATGTTTTCTATAAAACTTTTGATCGTCATTCTCAGGATCAATTCCAGACTTTGCAGACCAAGGAGTTTTTTGATGAAAATATACAGTCTCCGTGGTTCCTGCACTTCCATCTTCTTTATAACATCTTAATGGAAAGAATACTGTTGTGTTTGCGGGTCGAGGCAATTGTCCTGTTCTGTTGTGTGACCTCCAATCATCACCTAGATAATTTTCACCATCATTGTGCATATGAATTGGTTCTTTGTAATACCCATACCGACCTTGAGTGTTTGGTTCATACCCAATAATTGGTTTTAGAATTTCATTAAAAAGATTACAAGCTTTGGTTTTTTCATCTTCAGTGAAAATTTCTAAATTTGTATGTCCCTGCATAGAATCACTCATCTCATCTATTGGCAATCCACTGTCGGATATTTTTCTATATCCCAAATAATTTTTTCTTATTGATTGTCCGTATTTTCGAGCCCTATTTAATACTTGTAACTCTTCTTCTAAATTTATTAGATTATCAATTACTGATAAAGGAACATCTGCATAATGAAACATGTTATTACTCATTACTCATCTCCACCTGTTACTGGATTAAAATTCTTAGCATCCTCAAAGAATGAGGTTGTCTCACTGAAACCAAAATCATCATCAGCGTCGGCACTTGTTGGGTTCGGTGTAACCGTGTATCTCTGTTCTCTCTTAGGTGACTGATCAGGTAGGTCTGTATACTGGTCAACCTGTACAGTCTTGATAACCTTACTAGAGGTAACAGGACCGTAGAGATGGAACTTAGCAGTAAAAGAGAGAGTGTAGATAATGGCTCTACGGTTTGCAAAGTCTCCCTGATAATCGTCTTCATAACCAATACTGTTTAGAACAACAGGGATATCTCTCTTGATACCCATGTCTGTGTTGTCATTGATTGTGACTGTATAATCAGGTTGGAAGTATGGTAGAATCTGTTCTACAATCTGCAACGCATCATCTGACTGTTTTGAGAGAATGTAGAGTTCAAAGTCAATGTTGTATGGAACAGGCATATACTGTGTATCTAACTGATCTGCATTAGAACCCTTTACCTTCTTGAACTTCTGAACACGTTGTAATTTGCGTGCTGGATCATATGTCATACCAGAAATTTCAAACCCAATACGAGGTAGAGTTACAGCAGTTGCCTGTGCAAGACTAGGATCATCATTCAGACGAACAAGGAACTTTTGCCGTGGACCATATGCAAGAGGAACCTTCATAGACTGTTGAATGGTTCCACTGTTGTCCTTACGAACAAGGTGAATATCATTGAAAAGTGAACCGAAAGAAACGACTACCTTACGAATTGTTTCGTGATAAAACTGTTGCCCTAACATTACGATGGTTCTCCTGCATCACCGAATGGATTTGATTCGCTGAAGTCTAGGATAGTGTCATCCAATTCATCGAACAGTTCATTCTGATTGACCTTATCTGTCACTTGGTCACCTACTATATAGTCCTCATTGATAAAGTATGATGGATCACCAGTATCAGCAGAACTCTCAATTAGGATAGACTCACCAACAGAACTGCTGTCGTCTTCACCAATGATGTTGTCTCCGTCTGTCTCCTCAAGAAGAAGACCAGAGTTATCTTCAAGTCTGATGTTCTCATTGACTGCACTTGACTGTTCAAGTGTGAACTGATAAGTGAGTGCATCCATTGAGTCTGCATCTTCGATTGCATCAATTGCAGCAATGTCTGTGTCAAGAACTTCTGAACCATAATCAAATGTGCGACACCGCATTTTGTATACGGGGTTGTTGTCGAGTTGATGGAATGGTTCATCGTGGTCAACGAAGTTAATCTCAAACAGTTTACCAAGAATAGGATGGTAGATTGCATCACCCTCTTTTGGACGATCTGCGTCTGTAGAAGATGCCTCTGAGATTAGATACCCACTCTCGTATGAAGATGGAATGTCAACCTCGTCACTGTCTAGTGTTCCATCCTCAAGTAGAATAGAACCTGTGAGTGTATCTGTGCCACTCT